ATGATTTTTTTTCCCCTGGCCCTGATGGATGCCGCGCCGGCTGTAAATCCGGCGGTTGACACGCTCGGGTTTTCCTCTTCGCCGCAGTTCTGGTTCTGGTTCTGCGGCGCGCTGCTGACGGTATTGGCGGTGACGCTGCTGATCCTGCAGATCAAGCGGGAGTTAAAGCGGCACCCGCCGATCACGGAAGAGATCGACATGAAGCTGGGCCACCATAAACAGGAGGTTAAAGAGCGCCTGGACGGGTTCGACGGGCGGATTGAACGGATTGAGGACGAGGAGCGCGCGGGCCGCTCGCGGATTTATCAGCAGATCGAGGGAATGCGCAAGGACATGGACGGTAAATTCCGCGAGATCGGCGAAAAAACAGCGGCGCAGCAGTCGAGCATTGATTTGATGAACCAGACGCAGGTGCGGATGGACGGCAAGATCGATCTGCTGCTGCGCAGAGACAAATAAAGGAGACACCAATGGCACTCAGCGAAGAAGCGAAGGAACTGCTGCGGGATGCGATCCTGATGCAGCTGCAGGCGGCCCGGCCGGCCGGATTGAAGATGGAGCCGATCCAGCTCGGCGCGAAACTGGCCGGGTTCCAGACTCTGGGAAAAGAGGATCTGGCCAAACAGCTGCGCTATCTGGAAGCGCACAAGATGATCGACCGCGCCGACCGAACCATCAACAAGGCGGTCGATTTATGGATGATCACCCAGACCGGTACGGCACACCTGGATGATGCGGGGCTGATCTGAAACCTGATACCTGAAACCTGAAACCTGAAATTTGAAACCTGAGACCTGAAACCTGAGACCTGAAACCTGAGACCTGAAACCTGGAACCGGATTAAGATTAAGAGAGAGAGCAGGATATGCCGGCACCATCGACTGTAAAAACGCTGTCTAAACATGATCGCGAGTGGCTGGAAAAACAGCTGCTGGCACGCAATTTTGCGGATTATGACGGGCTGGTGTCCCTGCTGGCCGAACGCGGGCTGGAAATCAGCCGTTCCGCGCTCGGCCGGTACGGCAAAGAGTTCAAGGACCATTGCGAGAACATTAAACGCATTACGGACATGGCGCATATCCTGACGGCCGAGATCGGCGATGACGCGAATGCAATCGGCGACGCCGCTCTGCGCTCGATGCAGGCGCAGCTGCTGGACGCCCTGCCGAACTACGATTGGAGCAGGCTCCATGAAATGGATCCGGGCGAGCTGTCGCTGGCGATTTCGCGGCTGAGCCGCGCCGGAGTGAACCAGAAGAAGTGGATGGCGGAGGCCAAGGAAAAAATGGCCCAGGCGAAGCGCGAACTGGAAAAACTGACCGGCGATGACAAGGCCGGCCTGAGCAGGGAGGCGCTGGACCGGATTGAGAAGGCGGCGAGTCTGTTATGATCCTCGCAGATCCAAAGGCCGCCGTAATGACGGCTCCGGCGTATGTGCCGAAAGGGTTTCCCGGCAAATGCCGGATTTTTCCACTGCCCAGGGATGACGGCAGCGAACCGCTGTTTTACAAGGCGCAGCGCGACTGGGTGCTCGATACGCACCGGATGAAGCTGGCGCAGAAGTCGCGGCAGATCGGCTGGACCTGGTGCTCGGCCTACGCGGTGGACCGCAGGCAGTCGATTGCCGGTTATCCGCTGGATACCTGGGCGAGCAGCCGGGATGACCTGCAGAGTATGTTGTTTGTCGGCGACGCCAAGAAGTTCGCTGACATCCTGCAGATCGGGGCCGAGGATCTCGGCGAACAGGTTATCGATGCAAAAGACAACAGTGCGCGCGTACTGCGCTATGCCAACGGGACCAGGCTGTATTCGCTGAGTTCGAACGCCGATGCCCAGGCCGGCAAGCGCGGGAATCGCCTGGCCGACGAGTTTGCCGTCCGCAAGTCGGCGGAGGACGTTAAAAAGCTCTATGAGATCATGAAGCCGGGAGTGACCTGGGGCGGCGTCATGGAGATTTTCAGCACGCACCGTGGATCCGGGAATTATTTTAACAAGCTCGTCGAAGAGGTGCGGCACAAGGGCAATCCGAAAAAGTTTTCCCTGCATACCGTTACGCTGCTCAATGCCCTGCAGCAGGGATTTCTCTACAAACTCCAGAACAAGCTGGCGGCGATTGATCCGTCCGATGACCGGATCCTCATGGATGAACAGGAGTACTTGGATGACGTCCGCGCCGGAATGCCGGATGAAGAAAGCTTCCTGCAGGAATACATGTGCATCCCGGCCGACGATGCGTCGGCGTTTTTGGAATATGATCTGATTGCCTCGTGCGAGTACGGTGCAGCGGAGGAATGGGAGCTGCCGCTGACCGGCAGGCTGTACGTCGGAGTCGACGTGGGCCGCCAGCGTGATTTCACGGTGATCTGGGTCTGCGAGAAACAGGGCGATGTGCTCTATACCCGCCGGGTTATCGTGCTGGATCGCAAGCGGTTTGCCGAACAGGAAGCGGTGCTCTACGGGATCCTCGAACGCCCGAACATGGTGCGCTGCTGCATTGACCAGACCGGGATCGGCCGGCAGTTCGCCGAGCGAGCCCAGGAGAAATTCGGAACGTACCGGATTGAACCGATCAATTTTACGGTCACTTCCAAAGAAGAAATGGCCTATCCGCTGCGTGCGGCCTTCGAGGACCGCAACGTGCGCATCCCGGAAAGCCGTGAAATCCGCGCGGATCTGCGGGGAATCAAGAAGGTGCAGAGCACCGGCGATCATGTGCGGTTTTCCGCCGACCGCGGAGCAGACGGGCATTCAGACCGCTTCTGGGCCCTGGCGCTGTGCAACCTGGCGGCGAAAGGGACCCCGACGGTCTATGCCTACGAGGCGGCGGAAGCGAAGCGGGACCGGAGGTTCCGGATGACGCCGGATTTCAGTGATGAGGATTACCCGGCAGAGACCTTTGGTCTCTGAACCGCAGAACTCCGAACAGGGAATATCGAATGTTGAAGGAAGGTTGACATGAATGAACTGGTTGATCAATTCGGGCGGCCGATCCGGCCGAAGGAGCTGCTGCAGGAAATTGCCAGCCCGGTGAGCGGGGTGCGCGATCTGTGGTATGACACGCAGGCAACCAATCTGACCCCGTCGAAGCTGGCCGGCACCCTCGCCGAACTGCGCGACGGCGAGGTCGAGAATTTTCTGACGCTGGCCTCCGAGATGGAAGAACGCGAAGCGCACTACGCCTCGGTGATCGGCACGCGCAAAAACGCGCTGGCCGGACTGGAGCCGACCGTGACGGCGGCGAGTGAGGATCAGGCCGATCTCGACCTGGCCGAAGAGATTCGCGAACTGACAGAAAGGCCGGAGTTTTCTTTTCTAGTGGAGGACCTGCTCGATGCTCTGAGCAAGGGATATTCAGTCGGACAGATCCTGTGGGAGACATCGGCCAGACAGTGGATGCCGGTGCGGTTCAAGTGGACGGATCCGCGCTGGTTTAAATTCGACCGCGATACCCTGGAGCTGCGCCTGCGCGATCAGCAGGTTCCGGAGGGTATCCCGCTGGCTCCGTATAAGTGGATTGTGCATTACCCGAGACTTAAAACCGGGTTCCCGGTATCGGGCGGGCTGGCGCGCCTGGCGGCGGTCAGTTACATGTGCAAAAACTATGCCATCAAAGACTGGATGCGGTTTATCGAGATTTACGGCATGGCGCTGCGCGTGGGACGCTACGGGGCCGAGGCAACAACGCAGGACAAGGCGATCCTGAAGCGGGCGGTGACGATGATCGGCACCGACGCGGCGGCGATTATCCCGGAGTCAATGAAGATCGAGTTTGTCCAGAACCAGAATCAGAACGCGGGGCTGCCGCTCTATAAAGGCACGGCGGAATGGCTGGATAAACAGATGAGCAAGGCGGTGCTGGGCCAGACGGCCAGCACCGAGGGGACGCCCGGCAGCCTGGGCGGTCAGGATGAACAGGCGGATGTCCGGCGCGATATCCTGCGCAAAGATGCGCGCACGCTGGCGGCTACGCTGAATACGGCCCTTGTGCGGCCGTACATTGACCTGAACCACGGTCCGCAGAAGAAATATCCAACCATTGGCTGGGAGGTCAAGGATCCGGAAGATCTGAAGACGCTGGGCGAGTTTCTGGACAAAACCGTGCCACTTGGCCTGCGGGTGAAACAATCTGAAATCAGAGATAAGGCCGGACTGGCGAACCCGGATGACGATGCCGAGGTATTGGTGTCACCGACCGCATCGGCATCCGGGACGCCGGGTCCGGCTGCTCCCGCGCAGAATGCGCGGATTGCAAATTGCGAATATCAGATTGCAAAGGCGACGGCGCTGAATGCGCAGGACGAACCGGAAGACCTTATCGATGAGCTGGAGCAGCAGGCGCTGGACGGCTGGGAGCCGGTGATGCAGCCGGTGCTCAATGCCCTGCAGGATCTGGCGAACGAGTGCGAAACCGCCGAGGAATTCAACCGCCGCCTGCCGGAGATTGTTGATGCGGCCGATCTGACCGACCTGACGCGGAGTCTGGCGACGGCCATGTTCCAGGCGCGCGGCGCGGGAGACGCGGAAGAGGATTAACCACAAAAAGCACAAAAGGTCACAAAAAGAGAGATGCCGCAGAAAAAATACAGCGCCGGGACGCCGCCGAAGGAAGCGATCGAGTTTTTCCGTTCCAAGGGCTGGAAGGTCGGCTTCGGCTATCAGGATGTCTGGAAAGAGGAACACGCGTTTGCCTTTACGGCCGCGAAGGCGATGACGGTGGATGTGATTGAGACGCTGCGCGACGGTGTCGACCGGGCGCTGGCCGAGGGTCGCACGTTCCGCGATTTCGCCAAAGACCTGCAACCGGAGCTGGAGCGGCTCGGCTGGTGGGGCAGGAAAGAGGAAATCGACCCGAAGACCGGGAAACCGGTTGCTGCGCAGCTGGGGAGTCCGCGGCGGCTGAAGGTGATTTATCAGACGAACATGCGCATGGCGCGCAGTGCCGGAAAGTGGGCACGGATCGAGCGGACGAAGAAGCTGCTGCCCTATCTGAAATATTCCCTCGGTCCGGCGGAAAAACACCGCCCGCAGCACGTCGCCTGGTCGGGGACGATCCTGCCGGCGGATGACCGCTGGTGGGACACGCACATGCCGCCGAACGGCTGGAACTGCAAGTGCTGGGTGCAGCAGCTTACAAAGAGCGCCGCGGATGCGGCCGGCGGGCCCGGAGAGCGTCCGGAAGACGGCGAGACGGAATACATCAATCCGCGGACCGGCGAGCGGTCGAGGGTCCCGAACGGGATCACCCCTGGCTTTGATTACAACCCCGGCAAGGTGCGCCTGGAGAAGAACCTCGACCGGTTTAAAGGGAAGTTAAACAGCGTTTCGGCGACGGCGGCCGATGCCGTCCACCGGGCGTGGATGCAGCCGGAGATTTTCGGCCGGTGGCGCGAGGATCCGCAGGGAAACATTCCGGTTGCGGTGATGGATGATGAGACGCGGGATCTCATGGGCGCGCAGATGCAGACTATTTATTTGTCGGCCGAAACGATGGCCAAGCAGGAACGCGACAGCAAACACCCGGATCTGTCCAATGAGGATTACTGCCTGATTCCGGAAATTATCAGCAAGGGAGAAATTTTCCGGCAGACCGATGAGCGGATTGTCTTTTTCAGAACGCATGACCGCCGGTTCCGGGCAGCGGTGAAAACCACGAAGAACGGTCGTGAAAACTATCTGGTGCATTTGCAGGAGATCACAAAGGAGAGGGATTACCGCAGCGCTGTGAAAAAATACGAACGGATCAGGGAAGAAAAAGAATGAGGCGCGGCGGGGCCTGCCGGGAACCCCGCAACGCGATCCGCCCTTCCGGGCGTCCTACGGCAGGCAGAATTGCACCGTGTCGCGCGTCTCGAGAGGAAGAGTGCTCCCGGCAGGGGTTGAAGGCAAGGAAAAGAGCGAACAGGTTCGGGGACAAAATGATTGCCCGGCGGAATAGAACATGAGGACAGGAGAAAACGATGCCTAAGAAACAGAAGACCAGTCCGATGCTGATGTGCGCGATCTGCGCGGTGACCGACAGCGGAGCGCTGCCGGAATGGGTGATGATCTGTCCGCCGGGCCAGACGATGGAAGGCCGGCAGGGAGAATACGTTCTGGGGCGCGACGGCCGGGTTTTCCATATTGCCGATGCTGCCGACGTGGTTACCGCGTCCATTGAGCACGAGGCGGTTTACGGAGCTCCGCTCGATGAACAGCACAAGACACAGCTGGATGGCCGCTGGGGCGGTTCCGCTCCGGCTTACGGCTGGTTTAAGGATTACCGCACGGCGGCAAACGGAGCCATTGAGGCAAAGGTTGAGTGGACCGACCTCGGCGAGGCGGCGGTCACGAGAAAACATTACCGATTTATCAGCCTGGCGGCTGATGTATACGAGCGCGACGGAGTTTATGAAGTGGTCGCGATCACGGGAGGCGGGCTGACCAACTGGCAGAACCTGGAGGTGCAGGCCCTGAATCATCAACAGAACAACAAGGAGGATGGAATGCTGAAAGCATTGCTGATGGCCCTGTGCGGCAAGGAAGACGCCACCCAGGAGGAAGCGCTGAATGCCATTCAGACGCTGCAGACAGCCCGGACAACACTGAACAGTCAGGGCAGCGTTGTCCCGAAGGCAGACTATGACCGGGTCAGCACGGCGCTGAACGCCGCGCAGGCCGAGCTGAAAACGAACAAGGAAACCGCCTTTAAAGAAAAGGTGACGGCGGCGATCAATGCGGCAGTTGAAGCCGGCAAGGTTTCCCCGGCGAGCAAGCCGTTCTGGGAAAAAACGATCGCCACGGAAGACGCGCTGAACAGCTTTGAGACCGACTTTGTCGCCAAAGCGCCGGTGCTTACACCGGACCAGAGCGCCCCGACGGGCACACCGCCCGGCGGCAGCGGGACGGCGCTGAACCAGTCGACGCTCGAGATGGGCAGGATCTTCGGCAATTCAAAAGAGGATCTGGAGAAATACGGGAAG